AATCGCCAGGGTGGTAATCAAAGAAGTGATAGGCAACCGGTCTGCCCCACTTGTCAATCTCCACGCCCATTCGTACTTCATTGCCGTTCTTCTCGATGCCGTTGTAATCATCATCAAGAAGATCCGATTCGATGAGTTCAAGGCCGAGCGGCACTTTGCTGCCACCAAACGGTTGCTTGACAAGGCGGATGAAAACTTCACCGGATTCAAGGACAGAGGTGATGCTGAGGCGCTGGATGTCATACCAGCTCAACTTGCCGCCGGTGTGGCAACGCTTGGCTGAAGTCCAGCGATCAAATTCCTCTTCAATGCGGCGGTTAATCTCATCAGCAAGGCGGCCACCACGCTGCATGCGCACCTGTGCCTGCATCCTGATGCCGGTGCCGACCACATTGTTACGGACAGCCCGCAGGGCAGACTTGGCAAAGTCGGAATCACGCACCAGTTGACGTGCGCGATTGCGAAGCATCCTGATACTGCCTCGGATCTCACTGTCAGCCGATGTGGCTTGACTGATCCAGTCAGACGTGAGGCGGTTGTTCTGAGCAGCGGCGTAAGCACGCTTCAGGTAACCATTCTTCTGCTGCGCTTCAGCCAGTTGCTTCTGCAACGCGCCGGTGCGACCGATACCGAAGATCGCCATTAACGGAACCTCACTTTGGCGAGACCGGGATTGCCAAGACCTTGACGAATTTTCTCAGCCTTGCGCTCCATTGCAATTTCAGCCTTGAGACTGTCTTGCAATTGAAGCAGTTCGGTCATCTTGTACCGCTTCAGGCTACGTCCGCCAATCTGATATTCCTGCACCACACCGCCTTGAGCGAGCGTGCGAATTGCTGCCTCAACATAAGACAAGTCAATCTCAGCACGAGACCGGTCATCAAATGCACCGGGTGTGCCGGTGTACTTGGCAGTGGCCTTAACAGTGAACTGACCCCGACCAGCGGTGTACTGCAGCGTGCTGTAGGTGGCAATCGCCTGCCAAGTCCACAGGCCAGCGTTGAAATCAGTCGTAGTCGCGCCGGGAACTGTCACCTGCCACCCAGTGCCTTGAGCAACGCCAACAACAGTCGTGCCTTCACTTGCAGTATTCGTCCGTGCGTACCACGTAAGCGTGTACGTGCCGCTGTCGATGGTTGTTCCAATTGCGTCCTTGAACGCAGGCACGTTGAAAATGACCGTGTCACCCGCGTAAATCAGGTTCGGGACAAGAATGCTCACCAGCTCGTCACGAATGAAGGATTGCTACGCCTGACCCGCCTCTGCGGTGGCCGATATGTTGAGTCTATCGGCTTGTCGGGCAATACGTCACTTGTATCTGCTTTTTTTGCACTCTTTCCAATACTCCGCTCAAACTGCTCAAAAATCGTGTTCCTGTTGAATCGCATGTACAGGAAGTGCAGCGCCGCATAGCTGTACACAAAACAGTCCAATGCTTCGTTGCGATCACCCGGTCGCTTTTTCCACTCTCGAATCGCAAAACCCTTGACGTAGCGGACAACCTGACGCTCCGAAGTGATTTGCTTGAAGTACTCCTGACCGGCCTCGGCGTGGAAGTGGATGTATCCCGCGCCATGCTCGTTGTGCTTCAATCTGCCGAACAAAGTGGACTTGATCGTGTCAGAACCAACAGGAAACACCTCAGCCGAATTTTTCAAAACTTGACCTTTGTAGTTAATATCCACCTTGGAAGGCTTCCCAATAGGCGGTTTGTTCCGCACCGATTGTCCTTTCAAAGCAAACACTCCTTTCCCCTTTCTGACTCTGGCATACGTATACACCTCGGAGGTGTAGTGGCCACCAGAGTCAACACCAATTGCCGAAACTTTCAGTCTTCCGCCATCGGCATGCGGGTAATCCCTTAGCAGTAGGTCATCAACTTGTTCCCACAACTTTTGTCCGGCTGGATCGCCGTAAATCTCTGTGTGACTGATCAACCAGCACTCCTCACCAGCACCCCACGCATAAAGCCCAACAGCGACCCGATTGTCCTGTACGTCCACTCCAGCAGTGAGTATTACCGCCCCTTTCGGGACTTCACCGGCGGGGTAGAACTCGGCTCGCTCAGAAAGGCTATCGGCACCAAGTTTTGCCCCAGTTTCTTCCTCCCAAGTCTCGCCCAAGATGGTATTAACGAACGTCTTCAACAACGGAGCGTCGTTTTTCGCACGTAGAAACTCGCCAACAATTTCTTCCCAACTCTTCCAACCAAGCGGCGAGTACAAGGAGGACAAATGGAATCCAACCGTCCTTGCATCTTGGCTTGTGGCCGTCGCACGCCACTCACCTTTGCGCAGCATTTCGCTCTTGTAATGCTCTGGTATGTGCGCCCCGCAAGCCTCGCAGACATACGCAGCAGTCTTTGGATCACCGTCACGCCACTGCAGATTCTTCCACTGCAGCCATTGCATGTGATCGCAATGTGGACACGGGACAAAATATCGGCGCTGATCCGATGCCAGATATTCCGTCTCAATCCGGCTCGTATCTTTTACCGTTGGCGTGGACGTAAGGATGATCTTCCGACGAGAAAAGGTTGACGCACGACGCTCAGCCAATGCACAAGGGTCGCCTTCACCGTCCACATCACTCGGGAAAGCATCAACCTCATCAAGAAGTACCCAGCGACAAGGAGCAGACCGTAAGCCCGTAGCACTGTTGGCACCCGTAAGTAGCAGGATCCCACCAGGGAACTCCTTTGAAAACATCGTGTTGCCTGAATCGCGGCTTCGAGCAGGGGCGACCTTATCGGCAAGGCACGGTGTCTCATGAATCAGCGAATCAAGCCGCTGCTTTGACAATCTTTTAGCCATCTCAATCGTCGGCTGCACGAAAAGTGCTGGACCGGGAGCATGGGCGATCATGTAGCCCACCACGTTGTTGATCGCTTCCGTCTTGCCAAGCTGCGCACCAGCCATAAACACCACCTTCTGGACGGCGGAGTTGGCAGACATGCAGTCCATGATTTCCCGGAGATAAGGAGTCCTTTCCGTCCGCCACGGTCCAGGTTCGGCGCTGGCCTTGTTGGACAACATTCGGTACAGATCCGCCCACTGGCTCACGGACAGATCAGGGTCAGGACGGAGGCCATCCCGAAATGCGTGCCGGTAAACGAGAGTGCCGTCCTTCATTGTCAACGTCTCACCTATTTATTGACAACTCATTTGTCAACGTCTCCAGCGCCTTGCGGATCTCCTCGGTCAACGTCTGGTGGATGACAACGGGATCCGACTCTGCAGCCAACTGGTTGCTGACGCGGTCAGGAATATTACCCAAAGCATCCCGTACAGCACGAGCAGCAGTAAAAGCCTCCCGCTGTACACGAGCAACTTCCACGAGTTGATCCTCTTTGACCTCCAGATCCAAGCGAGCCAACTCCGCACGGAAATGCTCTGACTTCGCACGACTTTCGTTGAATGTCGGAATCTCAAGGTCTTCTGATTTGCGACGCGTGGGACTCACGCTGGCCAGTGGATTCCCTTCCCTGTATGCCTTGACCGCCGCTTCCTTGTCCCATTCGATCTTGTTCCTGTTCACCGCGAAGCAGCCGTCAAACCGCCCTTGGCTCTTCATTTGGCTGATGCGGGCTTGCGTGATGCCCAGCTCCTCAGCCAGTTCCTTGGTGTTGCAGACCTGCATACGGGCAATTTAAGGCCAACAGCGGCGTTTTAAGCGAAATAGTGCCGCGTAACGATTTTGGGGCATATAATGGTCAACTTTTGCATTTTGGCGTCTTAAACGCGTCTCATGTGGGAATGCTGCGACACGCATACTCCTGGCGCTAGCCGTAGAAAGGGGTTCGAATTTACCTACGCCGCAGGGTGCAGGAAGGACCCGCAATTGAGAATCATTCTCATTCTTGTCTCATTGTGAGAACGGTTCTCATTCTTGCGGTTTGGCGGCAATGATTCTCATTCTCACCTGCCACGGCTGCCCCTAGGGTCATTGCAATTGCGACGCATTCTCAGCAAGGGCAGACAATAAAAAAACCCGGCGCGATGGCCGGGCGATTGTGGTTTGCCGTTGAATCAGGCGAGCGGTTCCCGTTGGCGGATGGCTTCGCTGGCGCGACGCTTGCCCGTGCCGTGGGCGATAAAGGCAATAATCAGGTTTCGCGGCCGTTTGTGGCACAGCTTGCAATCGGCGCATGTCATTGTGTCGCTGCGCTGCGCAGGGCAGACAACAACACGGTTACCGGCTGGCGTTCGCCATGATGTCCCGCGTTCGTCTGATGGCACAGCCAGCACGGCGGGCAAACCGGCAGCGATGGCTGAATCAGCGGCGGCCATGCTTTCGGTGGAGACGTTAACGGTGAATCCGTTGCGATTGGCCGAGCGGATCAACGATGCATTCTCGCCGATGGTTAGGTTGTGATGGGTGTAGGTGTACCCATTGCGGCCACGGTTTGCGGCGATGATCGCTCGCATGAATCGGCGGCTGATTCTGCCTGCGGTGTGGGGCAGGTCGCCCGCCTGATTGTGTCGCCAGATCTGGCCAACGGGCAGGGCAGCGATTGCGGCAAGGAATCGGGGCAACGGTTCGCCGCGTTCGGCTGCTGTGACTTTTTGCCAATGCAGGGCGAGCGGTCCCGATTCTGCATAGCAACCGTTACCAGCAAACGGGCAAGACGCGGGGCAAGTAACGCGGGATGACGTGCTAACCGGTATCGGTCCGGTTTTAACGTTGCTGCTGACGCGGGTGAGATGGAAGCGCAGGTCTGAGAGTTTGGTCATGGTGAGCGGTTGCGATTGGCGATAAAAAATGCCCGCACAATGGCGGGCGATTGTGTCAGGCCATCAACTGGCGAGCATGCCGCAGGATGGCCGAATAGGTGGAAGCGGCGACCGGGACGGCATAGCAGGTTGCCGCCTTGTGACGAATTGCAACGGGAACGGCGTGGCTGCCTTCGTAGCCTTCGTCATAGGCGGCGACCAACTGGCCAGCCGGCGTGAACACTGCCCATAGGCGGCGGGGATTGCCATTCCTGTCGTTTGGGGCTGTGAAGTGAAGAACCGTAAAAGAATCCAGCAAGGCAAGCGAGCGGGACTCAATCCCAGCGGGTGAGAGCATTTGCATGATTCAGGGTTGCGATTGGACTGGGCAGGATGCTGCCCTGCTGAAATGATACCACCTAGCGGTAGGCGGGCAAGCGGGCGACTGATCAGAATTCCTGATCGCGGTGCCACCATGGCGCCACGTCTTCGGGATCGGGCAGCCAGCCATCCGGCAACTCAGGGTGAGCGGCCATGAAGTCGGCGGTTTCTTGTTCGGCCTCGTCAGCAGCAGACGGCCAGAGACGGGCATTCATTGGAATTCACGCGGCAGGTTGGCAACTTGCGGATGCGCGGGCGGTTCCCAATTGATGGGCAATTGCGCAGCCAGCGGAACATCGTGCAGCAATCGCAGCAGCGAGCGGCGACGGCGCAACACTTGCTCTCGGGAATCATCCGCCCATAGTTTGGCTAGCAGGCGGTCACACTTTGAGATCTCAGCAGCAAGGGCGGCCGTTTGCGATTCGGTGAGATGCATGGCAGAGCGGTGGTGGTGGTAACGGGTGAAGGGATCGAGCGAATGGCGGCGATGCATTCGCCAGGAAGAACGGGTCCGATCATGCGGCGGCAAGGGCAAGACGGACGCGATAACGGCTGCAGCCGAGACGGGCAGCAATGGCCGATTGCGACATGCCGGCGGTGCGCAGCAGGCGAACGCGACGTTCGGTCGACATAGTGGCCAGATCAATCAGGGCAACCACAGCCAGCAAGGGCAGCAGCAACCACAGGAGAGCGGTGAGAGTCATTGTTTCAGGGTCGCCCGGTGAGCGATTGGAGTCCGGGCGATGCAGCAATCATAACGCCTACCCATAGGCGGCAAGGTGGCTGTGCTGAAAGTTAGGACGGTTTGCTAATTGTCACAGTATGCGGCACCGTGCGCCGGTTTGGCGGTTTAGCGCATTGTCTGGCACAGCAACGCCGGGCGACGGTATGGCCTGAACCTTGGCAAACGGTTGCGCCATTGCGACCCATTAATAAGGAGAGCCGCTCGCAGTCTCGCGGCGATTTTCAGGCGGGACGCGTGCGCCTTGCGTTGTTGCGAGTGATTCGCAGTTGCAAGGTTGCTGTAATTGTTTATTGTTTATACTTTGCACTTTTATTTGCAATTAATTATTTTTATTTGCACTTTTATTTGCAATTAATTGTTTCTACTTAAAAGTACGATTAATTTGTTATTCTTATTACAAATAGTACATCTGTACTATAGTACATGTGTATTACAGTACAAACATACTATCTTAAACCGAAGGGGGCGAATAACCAACCCCCCTATAAACCACCCCCCCGCAAGTCCCCCACCCCTTTTAAACCGACCCCCTGCGAGTCCCCCGTGCCTTTTAAACCGACAGGCCGCAGGTCTTCAACGCAAAATCATCGACGAAAAAACTTGATTGAATGTTTGACGCGCCGTGTTTTCAGCAATATCAAAAAATGGAAAAATCGGTTCATGCTGAAGCTTTGTACGTTCTTTAAAAGCAAGATAAAAGCGCGTCGGCTTGCCTGGAACGACACGATAAATGCCAGGACTTGCCGTGTAATTCTTGAAACGGTTTTTGTAGTAAGGATGTTGCAGCGATGTTTCATCAATTGCAATAAAAGCCTGTCCAGCAAAACGACCTTTTTCAACAAAAGTTGATTGACGCGCCGCTCCCCTTGTCAATGCGTAATCCGCCGAACTTGCGCCTCCTTTCAAAGAAGTAAGCACTTTGTTGTATTGACCCTGTGGAATATTTCCATACTGATTCAGTTTGAATTGATTCAACCGTGGTTGCATAAATGTGCCACGTTGCTTGGCTTGTATGGCTCGACCATCAATTTGATAAGCAACCGTATTTTCAAGTGCAATTTGAAACCGCGTCAAATATGTTCTGCGATTGACATTGATGCCTGCAATGTGAGGCAGTAAATAACGACTTGGAGGGTTGCCACCAGGCGCGTCATCACGAATAAATATACGTGCCTCCATTTTTGTTGGAGTTGCTTTGTCGTACAAAAATGAATTTATTGTGAACGGCACTGGCTTTGAAAAAGTTTTATCAGCTTGTCTCCTTAATTCTTCCCTTGCTTGAAACGCCGCTTGATTAAGAGCAGTTCGACTTGCATTGGGGATTTGCACTTCCTGCAGACGCTTGATACTGCCAATCAGCTTTTCAGGCTCAAACTCGATTTCAAGCACGAGCGTCTCCCATTTGCTACAGCATAAAAAAATCGCCCCGGTGAGACCACTGCCTCAGCACAGGGCGATCCAATCGCAGGCAAATCATAGCACGTTAAGGGCGGAACGGGAGGTCTGTGCTGTCCATGACGGTGATCAGGACTCCTGGTTCCTCCTTGCCGACACAGAACCGCTTGTGGGCGGAGATGTTGTAGACCAATGAATCATCCTTGATCACACCGGCGTACACGAGGCTGTCCAGCACAGCTCTGGTGAGCTTGTCAAGGTCAGGGCGGGTCATTTTGTGCTTCGGTGCTTTGCCCAGTAGCTCGCCCTTTTTGTTGAAGTGATTCTTGGGTCTGGGGAAGCAGAACACCAAAGAGACGCCAACGGGTGTGTCAAGCGGCGCCTCGATGCCCAGCTTCTTGGCATCAGTGATGATCATTTCGCGCCAAGGCTTCAACGCCTTGCAGGATTCGATCATGCGTCCCATGCCGACGTGACGTTTGCTGCCCTGCGGGGCGGGAACGCCGATGGTCTTCCAGGAGTAACACTGGTTCATGCCTTGAGCCGAAGCTTGTAGGTGTTGTTGACGCGCTGCCAACTGTATTCCTCTTGTTTCATGATGTATTCATGCGTGAAGACGTTGTTGCCGCATGAACGGCATTTGAGGTGCCGCAGGGTGTGATCTTCGCAAGGGTAGGTCTTGATAACTCGGAAGTTATCGCCGGAGCATTCAGGGCATTTGGTGTTCATAGGTTGATCTTTTCGAAGTGGTAGCCATTGGCTGAATGACCACGGCGTACGGAGCGGGAGATGATGCTGCGGTTGACAAATATTGCCCTTGCAGCGGCTGCTTGAGATTCGTA